TCTATACCAGTCCAAGGCCAGTGACCAGCAGTCCGTTACGCCCCACACCCAGTCACGGCCTATAAAAGGAGCCTTATAGCCTTTGGGGTGGTGCGCTTCACTCCAGTGCTGTGTGCTTGGGTTGACGATGTACCAAGGCAGGCTGCCAGCCTCTATAGACACCAAATCAGCTTGGCTGGGTACAGCAGGCGTTGACGGGTGGCTATGCACCACAGCCACTATTTCGCCTGCGTCTTCAGCCTTTGCGTAGTCGTCTGGATTCAAAATAAATTTTTCGTTGTCCTCGGCAAGGTTTTGACAAGGCCAATACTGCTCGCGCCCCTTGACAATGACAACAAGCCCGCATGACTCTCGCGGCTGCTCTGCCACAGCATGTTCCAATGCGGTGTCTTTCCAAAGCATCAGAAGAACGAACCAACGCCAGGGAAACTTCCGAAAGGCAATCGCTGGCCCTCGCCAAAGTGCTGCTCGCAATCAACCAATGTTTTCTTGCATTCGGCGAGCGATCCGCTGTAGCTGCACTCGCTTGATTTGTAGACCCATTGGCAAAGGTTGGCCATGCACTGACGTTTAGGTGCTCTTACGCCTGCTAGGTCAAGAGCTGAAGCAAGCTCAAACTCAACAATATCTCTAGTCTCTATTGACTTGCGGTCTACATAGTAAATCTCTTGTGGAAACTCAGCCGTAGGGTCTGGAGTTCCAAGAGGATTTGTACTGTTAGGGAAATTAGCAGCATCGATATAACGAGCCAGCGTGCGGATTCTGGTTACCTTTGCGCCTTCCAACCCGTCAGGAACAGTAAGCAGTAATGCCGTGATAACGCTTAAAACATTTGCAATGCGAATTTTTGGCCTTGGCAGTTGACCTGTTCCGGTGTACTCAAAGCCATCAACTTCAACAGGAAAACGCAAATAAGCATTCCCGTTCCAAACAAGCTCGCCATTGGCGTTTAGGTTTGAGCCTGCATGAAAGCGATAAAGAGTTGACGCCCCATGCAAACTTGAGTCAAGCTGCAGCTCAAATAGCTCGATAATCGCACTGGGTGCAATGCCTTGCAGTTCTGAAACAGGGACAGCCATTACGGTTCAAACACCTGCCTAAATGTGGCTTGGATTGTGGCGCGATTTGCGTAAGGGATCTGCTTTGTCCAGCTTTCACAGACCCATTTGTAGGTAGAAGTTTCATCCGGAGGACTCCAGCTAAAGCTATTAGAATCCGCTGCACGAGCATCCAAAAAAGTTTCAATAGTATCCGAATCAGTTTCAGATAAATTTTTAAAAGTCAAAGTCCAAACTTTGGGATTCTGGTTGAGCCCAAAAACAATTCTTTGCTCGTATCCATCTCCAAAAGCTACCTTTTTAGTCTTTGGTTCACTTTTTTTCTGGGCTCCATAGTCTGGAGCAATGCTCGGGAAAGTAGCCATCAGCGTGCCAGAAGTCCTCCAGGTCGTTTTTGCTTGATTAGCTCAGACTGAACGGCTGCGCCAATCGCTTTACCAAGCTGTGATGCGTCTGCGCTACTACCTTCAACATTGGACCCAGACGCATCGACATTTACAACAACATTACCAAATCCGCCAGAACTCTCAACTCCTAGCTTGCCGCCGGGACCACGACGTAGAGGGAGTATCGCTTCTGCTCCCGCCTCGCCCATAATTCCGAAACTACCGGCACCGCCATTGGCGTAAGCAAACATCGTTGGCTTGTTGACGATGCCGCCCCTCGCATAAGGAATAATTTTATTTTGAGCAAAAACATTGCCGTCAGCGTTCGTGACAGCCTTGATTGTCTTGCCAATGCCAGGGATAAATTCTAACGCTTTAAGGAAAGCTGCTTTGGCAAGAATACGGGACATGTCCTGGAGAACTGATTTAGCGAACTCTGCAAAACTAGCTTTACCTGTAGCGATAAAATCTGCAAACGAATTTGCAAGTTTATCGACAGTTTGTACTCCAAACTCTGCAAAAATGTCATTAAGGTTAGTGCCTTTTTTGATTAATTCTCTAAGACCCTCTACAAAAGATTTGGTTTTGTTCTGACCTGCCGCCATGGCGTCAATGATCGTTTTGATAATTTTTTGGGCTTCTTTGTCAGTAATTAATCCATTTATCTTTAACTGCAGCAGTTGCTTTTCTAGCTCAACTTTTCGATTTTGTAATTCAATTTGGTTGAATTCTTCTTGAGTAATCTGGCCCAAAGCAAGCCTTGCGTTGTCTACTTGAGCAGTAATATCTCTCTGCAAATCTTGCAACTGCTCCTGTATTTGCAAGCGAGACTGATCGGCTTCAAAGTGCGCCTGAGCCTTTGCTACGATTTTTTCATTAGTCTTTAAATCATCAAGGTTAATTTGGAGGATATCATTTGCAAGTTTTGCCTCAACGTCAGAAAGAGTAATGACCTCCCGCATTCCATTAATTTGAGCAATCATCACAGCATCGCTAATGTCTTTTGCGCCGTCATCCTTGCCCTTTCCTTTTAGATCACCGGCAAGATCGCCAAAATCAACCCCAGATCCTAATCCCTCAAACAAACCCTCCAATTCTTTTTCCCCTTTCTTGCGGAGCGCCAATGCAGCTTCGCCTGCCTTGATGGTGTCCTCAAGCTTTTCAATCTCTGCTTTATTCACCCCCGGAGATTGAACGGTAGGCCTTAAATCTTTTCCCGTTATTATCGGCAGTCCGTCTCTTCTGGCCTGCTTTAACTCTGGGGTCTCGGCGGGTTTGGTAACTGGGGCCGCGCCTTTAAGCTCCTTAAGTTGGTCTTTATAACGTTGGATCCTCTCCTCGGATTCTTTGATAGTCAAATTACCATTGGCTATATCTCTGACTGCTTTTTTATGCCTGCCTGCAAAATTGGCGATTCCTACGCCAGCGGCGGTCAGCCCAGCCGCAAAAAGAACCAATGGGTTCGTCAGTAATGCTCTATTTAAAAGCAAAACCGCAGTTCTAAGAAGCCCAACTCTTTTAATTAATGGAACGAGTCTAGTCAAGATTGTACCTACCAGGCCTAAAAGCTTGCCTCCCAATGCTCCGCCAACAATAATTGTGATCAAGTCTTTAATTTTATCGCCATGCTTAATAATTAAAGCTAACCCGTTTAATGTCTTCTGGGCAAATTCCGCAAAGGATTTCGCTAATTGCGTAAGCGCGTTAATGTTATCCATTACAAAATCAGTTATAGCCTCTTGGAGCTTTGCGCCAATAGGTTTTATGGCTCGACCAATTGCAAGACGCATCTTGTTAAATGCAATCGTAGACCTTGCCCCGGCTTCTTCGTTTGATTGAGCGATTTTTAGAGCAGTTTTTTGGTACTTTGAACCAACGCCCGCAAGGAATTTCATCAACTCATTTAGGCCAACCGTCCCCTGCTTTAATGAAGCCTGCAACTCCGTTGTTGTCATCTCGTTGGCCTCAGCAAACTCCGTTACGGCTGCTGGGAAACGCTCGCCAAGCTGTCCAGAAAGTTCTTCAGCAGATACCTTGCCTTTCGAGAAAATTTGAACAAGAGCAGTCAATGCGCTGTTAACGTCCTCGGCTCCGCCAGCAGTACCTTTGACAGCAATAATGATTTGAGTGAAGGCGCGGGCAGCATCGTTTACGTTCCCTTTCGCTCCAAGAACGGCTGCAGAAAGCCTTGTTATTCCCCGAATCGCAACTTCTTGCGGAACATTTAACTGCTCTGTGACTTTAGTCGCTTGCGCCAACAAAATATTATAATTTTTTTGATTCCCGGCTATCTCCTTAAGAGCAATCAAAGACTTGTCAACGCTAGAGGCATACTCCGCATAACCCTCAATGTTTTTTCTGAGCATTGAGGCTTGAGCGCCTAAAGCCGCACCAGTCGCTGCCCCACCCGGACCGAATGGTGCGCCAAGCAACGCACCAGCAGCACCTTCGGCGCCTCCAAAAATACCGCCAGCAGCAACAGCTCCTGCTGTTTGCGCTACGCCTTTCAGGCTGAATTTTTTCTTGCTCAGCTTAGAAAGCTTGCGGTCGACTTTATCAATCTCTTTGCCAAGCTCTCTAAAGTCCTTAGTTGTAGGATCAAGTCCAGCCCGTAGTTGAGTAAGAGCTGTCCTCTGCGCCTGGAGACTATTAATGCTGCCATTAGACGCAGCAGTAGCAGTACGAATTGACTGAGCAACTTGCTCGTAGCTTCGGCCCATCATCTGCAGCTCAGCAGCCGGACCAGCTCCACTAATACTTGCTATCTGTTTAAACAGACCAGATGCTTCTACTGGTTGGTTGGCGAGGCCACCTCCAGTAAAACCGCCATAACGACGAGACCTTTTCCTTTCTCGGCGATCAATCGCACTTTGCACGGGATCCCTGCCCGCAAACATCCCGAAAGTTTCTTGAGTACCAAGACGGCTGCGAATAGCTTGCTTCCTAGCGGCAGAGCCAAAAGGATCCGCAACACGCTGTTCAAAATAAGAAATCCTATTTAAAGCTTGAATGTACTCTCTTGAGCCAATCGTTAAATCCTGAAAATCTTCCTTCAACTCTCTCAAGCGCAAAGACATTTGAGCGGTAGTGCTTGCGCTATCGTTTAACTCTTTTCCGTATAATTCTTGCAACTCTGCCGCTGTTTTATTCTCTACATTGCTGTCAACTTTAGCTCTATTGCCCTCTCTTATCTTTAACGCCAATCTCTCCTGCAGTCGCGTCTCGACCTTCGTCAACACATTCAACTCTTTCTGCTGATCTATAAACTCCTGATTTACATTGCCTCTTTCGTCGAATGGCTGTGCCGTAGCTGCAGCGCGAACCTGACTAATTCTGTCAAGAAGCGCCCCAGGAGTTCGCTTGACAAAACGAGTCCTAGCGGCAGCAAAGCTAGTCCTTGACTGAGCTACAGCAGCTTCGGCCGAACGAAGCTTTGATTCATACAGAGCTACATCTTGCCCAAGCTTTTTGAAAGCAGCACTGTTAATCCCAGCTTGCTGCTGAAGGCCTTTCAATGCTTGAACCTGACCTCTTATAACTTGAACGCTGTCTTTGCTGTTTGTTTTGAACTGCTTTACTGCAGATGAAATATCTAAAAGACTTTTACCAGTAATCTTGCTTGCGCCCATAAGAGCCCGCAAGGACCCCTTTAAAGCATTAACGTCCTTGATCCCGTCGACCTTCAGATCTACGAGAAAATCAGCAACGCTTTTAGCCATCTGCCTTCTTGCTGAATTCGGTCAGTGCTGCAGATTCCATAATCCGGAGACCTTCGAGCACTTCACGACGGTTCTCCACATCATATAGGTCAAAAAGGCCGCCGGAAACCAGCAGCACGTCATATCTCATGCCAACGTAACCAGCCATGCTGACAGTCCACTGGGTTTGCATCCGCAGGAACATCATCACGATGTCCCAGTTTTCGTCCCAAACTTCAAAGTCATCAGACTTTTTTTTCTTGGGGACAGGCATTGAAATACCAAAAGCGGCAGCGTCGTCTTGACTTTTATCGTCAATAACTTTGCCGCCAGATGCCCAGTAGACCGCAGCGTCTTTTAGTTTCCCGCTTCTGCCTCCCCATAGGTTGTAGCGTAAGTGCCCAACACAGCCTTGATCCAGTCAGCGTCATCTGCCTGCTCCTGCAGCACTTCATCGCTAAATGGGACCTCTTTGCCGCTTTCGTCGACAATGCCTTCCCAGCCAACAAGAACTTTTCTAATCAAGCCAACGCCATCTGTCTCGTCACTTTCCTGAAGCTTCGACATCTTCTCTCTTTTAAAGATGGCAATAAACTCTGAAGTTTCAAATTCACCTGGCTTGGTGTCGCTTGGCTCTTGAACTTTGACTGGCCACTTAAAAGTTTTTACCTTTTTACGAACAAAAGCCATTAGATAAATGCATAAGCTGGCTCAGCATACACAAAAAAAGGGAGCCCGCAAAGGCTCCCGCATCCCCCTTGTTCGACCTGGCCAACCCTTAGGTGTAAACCAGATCAAACTCAGCATTGGCAGCAGAGTCGGGCACACAGGTATAAGGGATTTCCAGCATCGCAATGCCATCAGCATCGCCATACGAGACATCGCCAATGTCCACCTTGCTAGAAGTGAACTGAACCTTATTGCCAGCAACAGTGCCGTGGGTGAAAGTCAAATTGCCAAGCGCGGCATCGTCATCCACTGCGGAAGCAAAGTAATCCTTTGTTCCAAGCAGCACTGCCTCAATACTCACTGATCCACTAGCAGCGCGGTCAGTAATCAATACCTCCTTGGTCCCTCCAACAAGCTCCCTGTAAACAGTTGAGTTACCAAGATCAAACAAGAAGTTTTGAAGCGCTTCAGACTATGAGAACAGCTGGAAACGAGAGACATTGCCATTCTTTAAGACC